AAGGGGTGCATCAGGATGTTGTGCTCAGCTTGGAACACCAGCATGTAGTTGAAAGTACCAGAGATGCCAAGAGGCATGGCGTCAGAGAAAGAACCCTGACCGAAGGGGTAAACCAGGAACACTGCAGAAGCAGCAGCAACAGGAGCGGAATAGGCAACGCAGATCCAAGGACGCATCCCCAGACGGTAGGACAGTTCCCACTCACGACCCATGTAGGCATAGATACCGATCAGGAAGTGGAAGATAACGAGTTGGAAAGGACCACCGTTATACAACCATTCATCCAGAGATGCGGCTTCCCAGATGGGGTAGAAGTGAAGACCAATTGCATTGGAACTAGGAACAACAGCACCAGAAATGATGTTGTTACCGTACAGAAGCGAACCAGCAACGGGTTCACGGATACCATCGATATCGACGGGGGGTGCTGCGATAAACGCAACGATGAAGCAGACTGTTGCAGCCAGCAGAGTGGGGATCATCAGAACGCCGAACCAACCCACATAGAGGCGGTTGTCGGTGCTGGTTACCCAGTCACAGAACTGTTCCCAAGTATTCGATTGTTGTTTTGAAAGAGTTGCAGACATTTTTGAAAAGGGTTAAGTAGTATCAGTTAGGGAACTGACTTTCAGAAGTATTTCCTGTCACCCTAAGACAGGATATGAGAGACTTATTTTGCATGGATAGTCTCGGTAAGGACGTGAGTCCGTTTGCTCCATGGATCTGCGTATGTTAGGAATTCAAAACGAATCCTTACAAAACTTTACCTATTTATTATAGCACGATGCTCAAGCCAAGTCAAGGGGTTTGGCATCGGATTCAGGAAGACGGTCTGGAATAGGTGCCGCTTCCTGTGGCAAAGCAGTGATATTAATGGGTTCATAGGCATAGGAACCAGCAAGTTGCTTGGCACCAACGTCAATAATATCACCTAGGTAAGGAGTGAACTTATAATAAAATCCCTCACCTCTCATACCAACTAAAGTTTCGGCATCTCTCTGAGCACCACAGTCTGCAAGCTTGGTGTCATCAGGTCTAAAAACGGAGTAGTAACCTTTCATTTGAATTGATTGTGTCCAGTACCAGAGTTCCAACCACCAGGACCTTGGTGAAAGTTCTCAGAACCACCAAGAGGATTGAGTTGGATAGTTGTGTTTTGATTCTTAGTCGCCTTTTGATACATCACTTCATGAATGTTCTCAGGTTCTTTAGTAGGAGGTTCGTTAGCCTTCTCTCTTTCATGTGCTATCTCTAGCATCTCTTCATGAGTTAGCATTTTTTCTGTTTTCACGGGTTCATTAAACCATGGATCATTGGGTGATACAACTGGTGCGGGGACACCGATGTAGTCAGCATAATAACGCTTGGCATCATTGGTAAATGTTTCTGCGTCATCCTTTACTGTCCAGGATCCACCGACACCACCATCCATATTAACAACGATGTCATCACCCTTGTTGGGTTTTAAGACATTCTTGATTGCGTTCTTAATTAGTTTCTTGATCATGAGTACACTAGTTTGTTCAGGTAATCAAAAGCATAACCTTGTCGTCTTCCCTTGATTCCCCAACCCAACCACCAATAGGCGGCGTTCATGTAGTAGGAAATAGATTGACCACTACCCTCAAAGGTTGGAAGAGCCTTACGGAATTGACTCTCATTAATCATATAACGAGTCTGACCCTCAATGGAAGAAGGATCGCAACCGTACTTCTTACAGAAGTTACCTAGACCGTTGTAACGATTGACAGTAGTCCATTGAATGATTCCATACCCACCCCGATGGCAATCAGGGTAAGGAACTCTAGTCCCTCCCTCGCATATGTTGGCATGGAAATTACTTTCCTGTTTAATGTTTCCCAGGATTGTTGCAATCGCATTTTTATCTCTGATCTTTGTATACTTCTGTAGTGCTCTCAGTACATGCTTCTCGTTAGGAGAGCACCCAGGACAAGTCCAAGATTTTTCTCTGTACACTGGCGGTGCTTCCACAGGAGGTGGAACAGGTACTGCACTGGCCAGCGCTGTTGTCGCAAACAACCCCCCAGTTAAAATGATTTGTTTTAGCATAAGGTTCATTTACAAAAAAAGGGTGAGCAAGACACCCACCCATGTATTATACCATCAAGTCTTAGGTTTGTCAATAGCTGAGACTACTGGTGGTTCTTCGTTTTTCTTCTGTTGTTTTTGTTGGTTTCCATTTCCGCCACCGTTCTTTGCGGGACTCAATCCAAATGCGGCTAGGGAGCCGGAAAAGACTGAGGCAATGAAAGTGGGATCAAAATCTAAAATCTTTTGACCGTTTGGAAGACGGACGTAACTGAATGTGAGAAGGGATGCAGACCAGATAAGGACTACAACTTTCACCAAATTACCAAGGACTTCACTTTTATCTTCATCTTGTTCCTTCTCATCTACTTTTGGCTTTGTAGTCATAGGTAGAAGTCGAGGCACTAGTATTTAACTAGTTTGAATTGTACACTGGTTGCATCAACCCGCCGTCAGGACCGTCATCATCATCGACATCATCGGTGGAGAAGGCGGCCCAAAATAGAAATCCACTGATTAGCATTGCTGCTAATACCAACATCACCATACTCCAGGGATCAGCTGACCCGTTGCTGCATACGATCCCATCGCTGCAATAACTCCAATCATTGCTGCCCATCCGTTAATTCTTTCCGCTTTTTCGTTCATCTTTTTTTGCTCCTTTTAAATAAAATAGTTGTGGCCAAGTGTCCTGTACAATCTCCTGCATTTTATATGGAGTTGTAGAACTAATCATCAGATTCCGAAGAGCCCGAAGAAGAATACGCTGCCAGAGGTAGCGTAGGAGATTACTGCTGCTGCAAATCCCATCATAGCCCAGCGTCCATTGGCACGCTCTGCACGAACTGCATAGGGTTCAAAACCATAACGCTCCATGTCCTCTTTAGAGTAGTACATGACGGGTTCTTTCGCCCACATGTTTTGTTGTCCGCGATCATTAGTTGTGACGGTCATTGTCTTATGTAAAGAACTGTAACATAATTATATAGCAATTATGTATTTTTGTCAATAGTCTGACAGAGATTCACAAGCGTCTCTATTTTTCCTGCAGTAGTTGTGAACATAACTATGCACATCGATCTCCATCTTATGGTGAGCGTGGAGATGAACCAATTCAATAATGCAAAGGAATCCGATCAAACAGATGTTGACCTGAGTCACAGGATGCATCAATACTTTGAGGACCTTTGACATGAGCATAAAAAAAGGGGACCGAAGTCCCCCCAATTATAGCACTGATTTTAGAAATCAGAAGCTGTACTTGACACCCAGTTTACCGCCGACGCCAAGGTCGCTGGTAGACAGTTCGTCAGAAGCAGTGATGGCGCTCAGTTCACCGTAGACACCGACGCTGCTGGACAGAGCGGCACTAGCGCCGATCTTACCAGAGAAGCGGGTCTCATTCTCAACACCGTCAACGGCAACGATGGAAGGGCCGCCTTGGATGTACCAAGCAGCATCACCATCACCGATAGCACCTTCGTAGCCCACGTGGAAATCAGTGGTAGCTCCGGTGTAGTCGTCCCCTGCCCAACCAGCATTGGCTTCTACGTTGACATAGGGGCCAGCAAGGGCAGCGGCAGGAGCGAAAGCGACAGCGGCGGCTGCCGCAGCGATTGCAGATTTGAACATTAGTTTACCTCTAGTTTTTTACTTGTGGAATGGTTACCCACAGATGAGAGCAGACTCGACTTGTCTGCGTGAGATCAATTATAACACACTTTCCTCGAAAAGGAAAGTTTCAATTTGTAACGTTACGACGTTTATTTATACAAGTTGTATCGAATGATACACTCTACTTATGGGTATGATTACCCACCCTAATCTTTCGGTTCTTCCGCCACCTTCATCTCTGGTGGCAGTTGACCATAGTAAGGATCATAATCGAAGAGCACTTCCCAGTTTTCAATCAGTGGTGCTTGCTCAGCCCACCATCTCCATAGACCTTCATGACTGGATCTATGGAACATATCAATATGTTCTTGATGGATATCAGATCCCATATCAATCTTGTACAGCAGCAGAGGAACACCAAAGGTGTTACCAGAGTTGTAGATACAATCATCTGCCACTGCTCTGGGTTTGATACCCTGATCCAACTTAAACTTGTCACCAACACAATGCAGATTAACAAGTTTTTGTGCATGATGTCTGGTGATCAGGTAACATGCGGTGGAAAAATCATTAACAAACCTCTTATGAAGTCTGAGAGATAGAATTCCAGGGTTGATAATTGCTAGTTGAATCACATCAAAGTCATAAGGAAACCATGACATGAGTTCAGACCATTTAAACTTCCAATTCTTAATCGGTTGCAGGTCACAATCATCTTCCATCACCAGAAGATATTCCTCATCACTGTTCTC